AGATGAAAAGCAGCATCGGGCAAGCCACCGCCGCCTCGGCTGCGATGGTGATTCCGGCCAAGATCAGCGCGGACTATGGCGCGATCATTCGTGACATCGCGATCAAGGCCAACATTGCCAACACGCCGGAAGAGGCGGCGCTGTCAAAGACCGTGATCGACACGTCACGCGATACCGGCATGGCGCGCAATCAGGTGGCCGAGGTGGTCAACGCCCTGGTGGGCGCCGGCATGGAGCTGGACAAGGCCATGTCTTACGCGCCGACGGCGGCGAAGTTCGCCGTGGGTCAGGGTTCGGACGGTACTGAAACTGCGCGGATGATCAACGCCCTGGGGCAGAACGCCAAGATCACCGACCCGGCGATGATGCAAAAGGCACTTGAGGCGATCGCCTTCCAAGGTCAGGCGGGTAGCTTTGAAGCGGCCGACATGGCGCGCTGGTTCCCCGAGCTGCTCGCCGGCATGGGTAAGTTGGGCATTACCGGCATGGACTCGGTGACGCAACTGGGGTCGATGCTGCAAGTGCAGATGAAGACCGCCGGCGGCTCGGACGAGGCGGCCAACAACCTCAAGAACTGGATGGAGAAAATCGGCTCCGGCGAAACCGTCGCGGCCTACAAAAAGGCCGGCATCGACTATCAAGGTTCGATGAATACCGGATTGCAAAGCGGCAAGTCCACTCTGGAATCCAGCTTTGCACTGGCCCAAAAGTACATTGAAGCGACCGACCCCAAGAAGGCCGCCGAAATGGCCAAGGCCACGGCGGCGATCAGCGAGCAAGCCGATCCGGAGAAAGCCAAGGCCATGATCGCCTCGCTGGAATCGGCGTTGCGAACGGGCGACCTGTTCGTCGATATGCAGGTCAAGGGCGCCTTGACCGCGTACATGCAGAACAAGGATCTGTACGACAGCTTGAAAAAGGAGTCGGCCAGCGCGACCGGGATTCTGGATAAGAACCTGGAAGAGCGCCGGCAGTCCTCGGCGCAAAAGCAGTCGGAAATGGTGCAGAGCCTTGACGACTCGATGCGCGCGATCGGCGATGCCATGCGCCCGGTAACGGACAAGGTGGTTGACGGGATTGGCTCGGTGGCGACTGGTCTGGCCAGGCTCGCCGACGAGTCGCCGCGACTAGTAACGGGTATCGGGCTAGCTACGGCTGGTTTGATTGGTCTGTCGACGGCCATGAGCGGCCTCAAAATGGCCAAGGGTTTGATGAACATCGGCCGTGGCTCGCTGATGGGCAATCCGAACATTCCGCAAAAGGTGATCGTGACCAACATGGGCGCCGGCGGTATGGGCGGCGGCTTGGATCCCGGCGACCTCGATGCCGGCAGCGATGGCAAAAAGGGCAAGGGCGGTAAGGGTGGCAAGGGCGTGAAAGGCGGCTACAAGGGGCCAAGCGTCGGATCCGTGGTCAAGGGGGCGGCGGTAGTCGCGGTGATCGATGCCGGCATGAAAGCCTACGACACCTACGAAAACGCCGAGACTCAGGACGAGAAGGCCGAGGGTTACGGCGCGGCCGCCGGTGGTTTGGCGGGCACGCTGGCCGGTGCGGCCGCCGGTGCGGCGATCGGTTCGGCGGTGCCGGTGATTGGCACGATCATCGGCGGGTTGATCGGTGGCTACCTGGGCAGTCAGGGCGGGGATGCCCTCGGCGGTTTCATGGGCAAAAAGATGTTCGGCACGCCCGAAGAGCTGAAGAAAATCCCGGACGCCGGGCCATTGATGATGGCTGATGCCGGCAAGAACATGGCGCCGAAGCTGGGGGATACCTCGTTGGGCGCTACGGCCAAGGCGTTCGCGCCGGCGACCACCGGCCCGCTGATGCTGACCAATCCCGGCAAGGGGCTGGATGTCGGCGCGACGATGGCGCCGGTCGCTCCGGAGGCGCCGCCGGTGTCGTATGACCCGCGCGACCTGAATTCGAAGGACGCCATGCTGTTGCCGCACTTTGCCAACAAGGTGCGCTTCCCGGGTTCGGAACTGCGTCGGCCGAAGGTGATTCGCTCCGGGCTGGAAGAGCCGACGCCGCCGCCTCAGATCGGCATGGCCGCCAAAGACATGATGATGCCACCGGCCAGCGCAGACGCGGCGGCGGGGGCATTGGTCAAGCCGATGGCGGCAGCGCCGACGGCGCCGAAAGTCGAGTCCAACGTGGCGATTCAGGCGCCGTTTTCGCTGGTGGTCAACGGCGACGTGAAGGATGGCAATCAGCTTTTCGCGCAGATCAAGCCAATGCTCGATCAGCACTATCGCGACATGGCCAGGCAGATGGGGGGCAATCAGCTCTATGACACTCCACACGTTTGATAAGGGGGGCACATGGAAGCATTGGGGCAGTTGCAGTCGGGGTTGAAATATCTGGCCACGGCAGGCGAAACCGGCCGCCGCAGTCTGGACGGAATGCTGTCACCGGTGAATGGCGCGATCGGCGAAATCACCGGCGCCGCGTCCGAGCTGGAAAGCCTGCCCTTTGTCGGGCCGGCGATCGGGGAAAAGCTTCAGCGGGCGATGCGCGGGATCAACGCCGCGCAGGCGCAAGTCGGGCGGGTAGTGGCCATGTACGGCACGGCCACCCGCGCGGTCGCCCAGGTGGAGGAGCGCTTGGGCGTGCTGAAGGAGCAGGCCGGCAAGGCCGCCACGGCCATCAACAAGATCGCCGGCAAGATCAGCCCGGCATTGGCCAACATCGTGCCCACGGGCACCTTTGCCACGGATCAGACGCCGGCGCCGGAAGCGGTGAAGCCGTTCCCGCACCTGCTGATCATCCAACCGCAAGACCCCAAGGCGCAGCCGTATTTCTTCAACCTGGACACGGCTGCGTTTGACGAGCTGCGGCGGTCGACCAAATTCCGCTGGGCCTCGCAAGAGCGCCTCTCGCGGCGGCCGGCGCAGCAGGGTGTGGGAATTGGTGACGAGAAAATCACCCTCAAGGGTGTGATCCTGCCGGGGCTAAAAGGTGGGTTAAAGCAGCTCGACACCCTGCGCGCGATCGGCGGAAAGCTTCAGCCGCTGACCCTGACCACCGGTTATGGCGACGTGCTGGGGACGTGGTGCCTTGAAAACGTCGATGAAGAACAAAGCGCGCTGATGCAGGGCGGTATCCCGCGCAAACAGGCCTTTACCTTGGAGTTTGTGTGCTATGGCGACGACATGCAGGACGTCTGACGGGGATCTGCTCGATACCATTTGTCACAACTATTACGGGCATCTGGATGGCTGTGTCGAGGCGGTGCTGGATGCCAATCAGGGGCTGGCCGATGAAGATCAGCCCTACCGCGCCGGCGTGGTGATCGTGTTGCCGGATCTGCCGCAGCCGGTGACCGAGGCGATTACCTTGTGGAATTGACCCCGTTCGGAGTCCTCACCGGCGGATCCTCGCGTTACGCGTAACGCTCTGTGCTTGCTTGCCCCGTCCTGTGCGGGGCTTTTTTTTGGGAAAAATTCATGACGCCGCGCTTTCGTATTGTGGTCGACGGGACTGACATCACGGCCCTGTTGAATGATCGGCTGATTCAATTGAGTGTTACCGACAAGACCGGAATGGAGTCCGACGAATTCGAACTGCGCATTGACGATCGGGACGGGCTGGTGACGTTGCCGCGCAAAGGCGTGGGCATCGAGATCTATCTGGGCTATCAGGAGACGTCGCTGGTCCGGCTAGGCCGCTATGTGGTCGACGGGGTCGCGGTGTCCGGCCCGCCCGATACGATTGTGATCAAGGGCAAGGCCAGCGACATGCGTGGCAGTGGCAAGACCGTGCGCAGCGGCAGTTGGGAAGACGTGCCGCTGTCGGCGATCGTTGGCGATATCGCCGCGCGCAACGGCTGGTCGCCGGCGTGTCCGGTCGGCACGAAGGTTGCGCGGGCCGATCAGCTCAACGAATCCGACTTCAATTTTGTCACGCGCCTGGCTAAGCAATACGACTGCACGGCGAAGGTCGCCGACGGCAAGTTGTTGGTCATGCCGCGTCAGGGCGGGCAGAGCGCAAGCGGTAAGGTGCTGCCGCCGATCGTGATCAAAAAAAGTGACGTCAGCCGCTGGCAGTTCAACTTTGAGGATCGCGATTCGCACAAGGCGGTCGGGGCCAAGCATCAAGACAAAAAGACCGGTGAGCTGGCTGTGGTGTCGCTGGAAAACGACGACGCCCCGGCCGGGCTGCCGGCGGTGCATACCGATCGGCATATCTACCCGAACAAGACCGCCGCCCAGGCAGCGGCACGGGCGCGTTTGGCGGCGTTCAACCGCTCCACCGCCGGCGTGCGCCTCGAAATGGAAGGGCGTACTGATCTGTTTGCGGAATGCCTGATCATCGCCCAGGGCTTCAAGGTTGGGCTTGATGGCGAGTTTCTGGCCGAGTCGGTGCAGCAGACTTACACCCAATCCGGCTGGTCGACCACCGTTGAATGTAACGGCGGCAAGAAGGGCAAGGCCAACGCCAAGGGCAAGAAAGGGAAAAAGCCGGCCAAGCCGGTCAAAATCGTCAACCTCGCATAACGCCATCAGTCTCAATCATCCGCCGCCTTGAGCGGCTTTTTCATGTCTGGAGTTTGTATGTCCATCACTGAACAACAGCTGCAAAGCATCATGCCCAACGCCCGCCGCCAAGCGGGCGTTTTTGTATCTGCCCTCAACGCAGCCATGGCCCATCGACAGATCAACACGCCGAAACGCCAAGCCGCGTTCCTGGCGCAAGTCGGTCACGAATCGGGTCAGCTGCAGTACGTCCGGGAACTGGGCGGCGACCAGTACCTGAGCAAATACGACACGGGCAGCCTGGCTGCGAAACTGGGCAACACGTCAGCAGCGGATGGTGATGGCCAGCGCTATCGCGGTCGCGGCCTGATCCAGGTCACTGGCCACGACAACTACTTGCGCTGCAGCTTGGCGCTGTTCGGTGACGAGCGATTGCTGCGCACGCCTGAACTGCTGGAGCTGCCGCAGTGGGCCGCCGAGTCGGCCGCATGGTTCTGGTCCGTGAATGGGCTGAACGCCCTAGCAGATCAAAACGAATTCAACACGATCACCCGCAGGATCAACGGCGGCCTCAATGGCCTGCAGGATCGGCTGGAGTTGTGGGGGCGGGCGAGGGCGGTGTTATGCGTTTCGCCGAACTGATCCCGACGCCGTATCGGCTGGTTGCCAAAGCCGTGCTGCTGGCCGTTTTAGCCGGTGCCTCCGCCGCCATCGCATGGCAATTACAAGATTGGCGCTACGGCAAACAGCTCGCAGAGCAGGCCCGACTCCACACCGAAACCTTCAACCAGTTGGCCCTGGCCACGGTTGCGCAGCAGCATGCCGAACAGGACAAACGCCTTGCGCTCGAGCAGCGCCTGGCTACCAGCGAACAAACCCATTACCGAGCCTTGAGTGATGCCCAACGTGATCAAGGTCGCCTGCGCGACCGCCTTGCCACTGCTGATCTGCGCCTGTCAGTCCTACTCGACGCCACCACCGGCGCCGACAACGGACCGGTGTCAGCCACCGCCACCGGCGGCGTGGTTCATGGCCCCACAAGAGCCGAACTTGACCCAACGCATGCTCAACGAATTATCGGCGTCACCGATGACGGCGACCGAGGGCTGATCGCCCTCGCGGCCTGTCAGGCATACGCCAAAGAAGTTTCAACACCGAAGTGAAAAAGAGCGGCCGGTCCAGATGCGTCAACATCCGGATCGACCGCCGTCCCTGCAGATGGTCCCTGCAAGTCCAGCCAAGGCTCTTGCTCCGTGCACAAAGCGCGGCGAGCCTAGCACCTGTTTATCCATACAGTAAAGGTCTTGCTTTTATGTCCACACCCATCATCCCTTGGATGGGCGGAAAACGCCGCCTAGCCGACCGCCTCATTCCGCTTTTTCCGCCACACGAAT